CAATCTAAGAGCCTTGATGGAGAGAGGAGTTATCAAGCTGTTAGATGATGATGAAGTAATTGAGAGTCTTCGTTCTGTTCAATATGAGTATGAGCTCAAGGCTGGAGTTCCAAGTAGGTTGAGGATATTTGGGAACTATACACACATAGCTGAGGGGCTTATACGTGCTGCTTGGGCTGCTAAAGGGAAACCTTTAAATATTTGGATTAAGTCTATAAGAGTGAAGTAAGATGGCGTGGACAATGTGTTCTTCAGGGGCGATGGAGTTTAAAGCAGGTGTTAATGCGAGTTTGACAGTTCTTTCAGGTGCACATATGCAGAGTTTTAATGAACAGGCTGAGAGTTTTATAAATACAGCGACGAGGATTAACTATACTGATGCTTATGATTCTTTAAATGATGATGTGAAGAAGATTCTTGAAGATGCTGTTAGTGCTAAGGGTGCGATGATGATTATTAATGCTGACATGTCAGGCTATACTTCAAGAGCTGAGGCTCAAACCATGTTGGATGTGAATTACACTGTGCTTACTGATGCAATTAAACTCTTGTCTGATAAGAAGTATACAGACTTTATAGATGGCGAGTAAGATTCCACATAACTTTCTTGAATCAGGAGAGACAGCAGTTGCGACTTATAATTGGAGTGATATAGCTTCAGGGACAGGTTACTCTACCTTTTATGGACAGGACACAGAAGACGGAAGTTTGGTTTTAGGAGTCTCAACTCAATATTCACTTTCAGGGGCAACTATTAAGCAGTGTGAGAACTCTATGGCTAAGAGACAAGAGAATAACTTTGATGTGACTTTTAATCTTCCCCGATATGTTAAAGGTGAACTCTTAGTTGGAATTACTTATTCTCTCTTGAGCAATACAGCTGATACTACTGTTTATGTTAAGGTGAGGATATATCATGTAGATGTAGATGGTACTGAGACAGAGATAGGGACTCAACAGACAGGGGGAAGTATTAATAAAGCTGATGGAACTGTTTATAGGAGAACTAACTTTAGCTTTGATGTTGATAAGAAGTTTAAGAAAGATGAGACTTTAAGATTAAATATAGAGTTATGGGGTGAAGGTGGAGTTAATTCAACTTGCACTATTTACCATGATGGAGCTAATAGAGACTTTGGCGGAACTTTAGATATAGGTTCAGCTGTAACTGCTCCTTCTAATTTACAGGTAGATATACCCTTTAGGATAGACTTATAATGGCGAGAACAGATATTGGAAAAACAACAACAACGAATATGACAGATAATGTAGATGACTACTCTGTTGATTCTAATGCTTTAGACTATGCTTCTTCACAGAGAGAGACAGAGTATACTTTTCAAGACGCAACTACTTACTTTGGATATTATAAGACTATTCCTGAATTAAAGAAGGCTATAGATGCTTTAGCTATGTGGACAGTAGGTAAGGGATATAAGACAGCTTTTCAAAAGATGGAGTTTAGATTAGAGAGTCTAAGTGGTTGGGGTGAGGACACTTTCCAAAGTATAATGGAGAACATGATAAGAGTTAAGAAGATTGTAGGTGACTCTTTTGCTGAGATTATTAGAGATGAGAACACGAGAACTCTGATTAACTTGAAACCTATCTCTCCTGAACGGATGAAGATTATCGTCGATAAGAGAGGGAGGATTAAGAGGTATGAGCAGTATACTTCTACAGGTTGGATTAGGCATAAGAAAGAGGACATACTACACCTTTGTAATGACAGAGTAGGAGATGAGATACATGGAGTCTCTGTAGTTGAGGCTTGTAAGTGGGTAATAGATGCGAGGAATGAAGCTATGACAGATTATAAGAAAGTGCTTCATCGTAATGTTATTCCTGTAAGAATCATAGAAGTTGATGCAGATGATACTTCTAAGAGGAATGAGTTGATTAAGGAATATGAAACTGCTATTAATAAGGGAGAGGTTTTAGTAATTCCTAAAGGAACAGTAGAGATTAAGGATACTTCTATAACTATAGAGAACCCTACTGTTTGGATTCAGTATTTAGAAAACTTCTTCTATCAAGCTGTAGGTATTCCTAAGATTATCTTGGGTGGTTCACAAGAGTTTACTGAAGCCTCAAGTAAGATAGGCTACCTTACATTTGAGCAAGTCTACATGAGGGAACAGAGAGAACTTGAAGCTGACTTATTACAACAATTACAATTAAAGGTTACATTTGAACGTCCTGTCTCTTTGAAAGAACCTGTAGTAGAAGCTGAAGCTGCTAACACAGGACAGACAGGATTTCAACCTAAAGAAGCTAAAGCTACAGAGGAGAGAGAATAATGCCTAAGAAGAAGAAGAAAGAACCTGTGAATAAGAAACAACAAGTTAAAGAAAAGGTTGAGATACTTCCTGAGAAGCAAGTTGCAGATTTACCTTTTGCTAAGGAGTTAGGACAGAAGGCAGAGGACTTCCCTTTCCAAAAATTCCTTAGAGAATCTACAGGGGGTAAGTCAGCTGCTCCACCTAAGGTTTCTGCTAAACCTACAGAGAGAACTCCTGAAGAAATAGCTGAAGCTCAAGCAAGGAGTAAAGAGAGAATAGATTTTATTGAAGCGAGAAGAAGAGAGGGTTTATCAGAGAAGGAAGCTATTAGAGCTTTTACTGAGTTTGCAGAAAGAGGTAGACTTGTAAGAGAAGTAGGAGATATAGCAGGAGAAAGGATTCTCGAAGGAGAAGAAGCTGAGACATTTGAAGAGTTTAAAGCATCAAGATTAACAGAAGTTCAGAAGCAGGAGTTCAGAGATATGGGCTTCCCTGAAGAACAGATAGCAGCTTTGGACAGAGGAGAACTTGAGTTGGGCGGAGCAGTTCCAATTACAAGCACAGATTTAGGACTTACGGCAGCAGGAATAGTAGGGGCTTCAGGAGTTGCAGCCGCTACAGCAGGAGTTGCAGCCAAGGCTAAAGCAGTTGCTTCGACAAGAGCAGGGGGGTGGATAGCCGCAGGAGCAGTTTTGGTTAGTGGAGATATTAAGGGGATAGTTACTCTACCTAATGATAGGATAGATGCTATGGAGACTCATGCAGGTAAAGTCGGAGAAGCCTCATCTGAGTTAAGGAACTTAGCATTAGCAGGAGACGTGAAAGGAGCTATAAGACAAGCTGTAGATATGTTTGATATGTTAGAAGAGTTCGACGCTAAGACTCTTGAGTTAGCAGCTTTCAGTGGGAAGGCACTTTCAAATCCTGAATATTTAGACAATACAAGAATGGAGTTTTGGAAGTCAAGGAATGAAGTTATTACAATTATAAAGGAGATAGAGATTATAGCAGCTAATCCACCTGAGGAGAACTTGCAGACATTAATGAATATCCGTGTTCAACAAAATTTAATAAAAAATGAGAAATGAAGAGAGCCATCGTAGTTGTCGCAGCTATCATCTCTTTAACTATTTTAGAGTGTGTGGCTTTATCACACGGGATAAACGGGACTATGTTCTCGATAGTCATCGCTACAATAGCAGCCTTAGGCGGACGCTACTCAACAAAATTAAAGCTCAACAAACTAAATAAAAATGGAGATTAAAAAATGTCAGAAGAAGAAAAAAAGGAAGAAGTGAAGAAAGAGGTAGAGGTGAAAGAAGAAGTAAAAGAAGAACCTAAAGAGGACAACTCTACTATAGAGAGAGCCAATAAGGCAGCTGAGAGATTGGAAGCTGCTACTAAGGCGGCTGCTGAGATAGCAGATAAGCAAGAGAAGATTTTAGTAGAGATGAAACTTGGTGGAAAGACAGAGGCAGGAGAACCTAACAAGAAAGTGGAACTCAGCCCTGAAGAATACGCTGAGAAAGTTCTCAAAGGTGAAGTAAATCCTTTGGACGTCTCAGATGAGTCTAAGTAGAAAGGATTGGGAAAAGGAACTCAAGGCTACTCAGGCTGCGAGAGACGCCATGTTGAAGAGCTATGAAATCAACAAGAGAGTAGCTGACTTCATGGAAGAAGAATTAAAGAAGTTTCCTAAAGATGACAAAGATAAGTAAGACAACTATCATACTAATTTTAGTGTGTATGATTATTGGTTACATGATAGGGAATATAACTGCAGAGGCTAAGGCTATTCAGTTCTGTGTTGATGCAGGTTTATATTTCTTAGACGTTCAAGGAGCTAATGTAACTATTGATGAGAATATGATAGAACACGCTATCACAAGTTATAGGCTATACTTAGGAGAGTTTGGATAATGCACATCTATATGCTAACAAGGGGAATTAAGCACGATGTAGATAGGTTCATCAGAGAACTTGCAGCTAAGTATCTGCCTTTTAAATTCAAGACTAAAGCTGAGAAGAAAGAAACTAAGAAGCTCGTTCAAGTTGCTGTCCGTCCTATTCAACTTTGGGAAGTTGTCTTTCCTGAAGAACACCAAGACTTAATGCTTAACACTTTGTTCAGAGGAGCTAAAGGCAAGACTCAGCACAAGAGACATTTCAAGTGGGTTAATGTCATCAGAAAGATTTTAGGAGTTTCTAAGATACCTGACTATGATGACAAGACAGCAGGTATGCTTCCTGTCTATGATGCTAATGTAGAGAGAGTTGGTATAGGAATTAAGCAGGACAGGTATCAAGATGAGAATGGTGAGATGCTATGAAGTTCGAGACAAAATATCGGCTAATATTACACAAAACCTATTTCGACAAAGGTTACGCCTTAACAAAATATTTCACATACTTACTCGCTTTATTTGGATTAACTACATTAGACTTAAACTCTACTATGACTATTGCTTTCTTCTACGCAATAGCTTGTTATTGGATAGGAAGGTGGTGGTTTAAGTATAAGTGGGTGAGTGCTGCACATGAAGTTGATAATAGGATTAACCCTTTTGTAAAAGAGATGAGAAAGTCTATAAATGGAAAAGTTTAAATAGTTGTCACTACTCAGTAAATAATGGTATTGGCGGTGTCAGGTGCAACGATAGTAGAATTAGCAGGACAACCTAAAGGAGTTCCTGTAGATTATACGGTTTATGACAATGCTAATATTGAGAAATTAACTATTTGTATTATGTCAGGAGCAAGGATTGCTGCTGCAACTACAGGAGATTCAGTTTCAACTGCTCCAAATAATTCTAAGTTCGCAGGTATAGCTGCAACAGATAAAGAAAGTGGAGATGGCTCTACAAGTTTAGGTTTATACACTAAAGGAATTTTCAATATGCTTTCAACTCCTACGATAGGAGCTGAACAAGCTATAGCTCAAGGAAATTGGGTAGTAATATCAGGAGCAAACTTAATCCGTAACGCAACAGAACTTGATGCTCTATCAGGAGCTTTAATCGGTAAGGCTGTAGAAGACATAGCTGCTGGTGGATATGGTAAAGTTGCAATCGGAATCTATTAAAATGGCTGAAGAAGAAACAGAAACAACTGAAGAAACAGAAGAAGAAACACCTGTAGAGGAATAAAATGACATTCGACACAACAGGAGAGATTTCAATCAGAGGCGAAAACATCACCAAAGTTGTAACAGGGTTTGCCTTAAAGGAATATGTGTTCAAGCAGCTGTGTATGGTTCAGAGTTCTGATAAATGGAAAGAGACTTATTGGAAAGAAAAAGGAGCTGACTTATCAGGTTCAGCTACAAGAGCTGTTAAAGATATAGGTAGATTATCTGTGTTCCCTTACAATGAAGTAGAATGGGAAGAAGCAAGTTCAAGACATAAGAAGTTTGGAATGGAGACTCGAATCTCTTGGGAAGATGCTAAGACTAACGACGTTGATGTGATGGCTCGTTCTCTATTAAGGATTGCAAGAGCAGTAGCTAAAGCTGTTGATGCTGAAATGTGGGATGTAATTACAGAGAGTCAATCTGCAACTAACATTAACTCAGTAACTATCGCAGCAGGACACGAATGGGACTCAGCTTCTATAGCTAACAGAAACCCTATCCAAGACATCTTAAATGCTAAGAAAGAAATTGCAGAAGATAACTATAACCCTGATAGTAATGGGTTCTTATTGCTCAATCCTAAAGACTTTGCTAACCTATTAGGGAATGCAAATATTAGGAATGCAGGACAATTCTACACCGACGACATTACAAGAAACGGAAAGGTTGGATTTCTCTTGGGATTAAAAGTATTGGT